GAACACCTTTATTTACCTTAATGGTAGACCTGACCACCAAAGAGGTCAACATGATGACCTTATCATGGGTATTTCTATGGCAATATATGTTGGGGAGTCATCTTTTAATAAATTAGAAAAGGTTGTTGAGAGAACAAAAATAATGTTAGAATCCTGGACGGTGATTAATGATAATACGGCAAGACAACAATCACATTTTGATCCAGTTATTCCAAATAATAATGTAAGAAATGACAGATGGTCAAGAGATGCAGGTCCATCTAAAGATGATTATATAAAATATAATTGGTTATTCGGTAATAGATAATATTTATAGATATGGGACTTACATCAAGAAAAAAATCGGGTAATATAATTGGAGGATCAAGACTTGTTGTCCCTGGTCAACCTATTTATAGTGTAAAAGTAAATGAACCGTCATTTAATAGTAAGGGAGATAAAAGTAATGGACAACAAACTAATGATGGCACTAAAAAGTAAAATGAGTGAAATATTTAGTATTGGAAAAAAATTATTAAATTTTTAATATGGAACAAAACGATAATAATAATAATATGAATAATTTAACGATATGGCAGAGGTTATCAAAAACTTTTGGTCCTGATTCGTTATTGGGGATGGATTTACCTACTTATAAGATGGACAAACAAGTTCTTCTTAAAACTACGAATAAAAAAGAATTCGAAAAAGAAAAGTTACAACTCCAACAAACAGTATTTTTAAACAATCAATGGGCAAAGATTGAAAATAATCTTTATACCCAAGCGATTTATTATGAACCAAATAGAATTGCGTCGTTTTATGATTATGAATCAATGGAGTACACTCCTGAGATATCAACGGCATTGGACATCTATTCTGAAGAATCTACCACCCCTAATCAGGATGGGTATTTATTACAGATTTATTCAGAATCAAAAAGAATTAAAAGTATCTTGGTTGACCTTTTTGTTAACAACTTAGATATTAATACTAACTTACCTATGTGGGTTAGAAATACCTGTAAATATGGTGACAATTTTGTTTACCTTAAATTAGATACGGAAAAAGGTGTTACTGGTTGTATCCAATTACCTAATATTGAGATCGAAAGATTAGAGAGAGGTATGGAGTCAAGAACCGTAAATTCAACCCCTAACCCAAATGACAAAGGTTTAAGATTCCATTGGAAAGTAAAAGACATGGAATTTAACACTTGGGAAATTGCCCATTTTAGATTATTAGGGGACGACAGAAAATTACCTTATGGTACATCAATGTTGGAAAAAGCTCGTCGTATTTGGAAACAATTAGTATTGGCAGAAGATGCGATGTTAATCTACAGAACATCAAGAGCACCTGAAAGACGTGTATTTAAAGTATTTGTTGGTAACATGGACGACAAAGATGTGGAGGCATACGTACAACGTGTTGCAAACAAATTCAAACGAGAACAAGTTGTAGATAGTAAAACAGGTAATGTAGATTTACGTTTTAATCAGATGGCGGTAGATCAGGATTACTTTGTTCCTGTTCGTGATGTCACTCAAACAATGCCTATTGAGACATTGGCGGGAGCAACAAACTTATCTGAAATTGCGGATATAGAATATATCCAAAAGAAATTATTAACCGCACTTAGGATCCCAAAAGCATATTTAGGATTTGAGGAAGTTCTTGGGGATGGTAAAAATTTATCTTTATTAGACATTAGATTTGCAAGAACAATCAATAAAATACAAAAGGCAATTATTGCTGAATTAAATAAAATTGCAATTATTCACCTATTCTTATTAGGATTTGAGGATGAATTACACAACTTTACCTTAGGTTTAACAAATCCATCTAAACAAGCCGATCTATTAATGATTGACGTATGGAAAGAAAAAGTGCTATTATATAAAGATCTGGTTGGGGAGATTCCAAAATCAATTCAACCGACATCTGCAACTTGGGCTAAAAAACATATCTTTGGTTTCTCAGATGAAGAGATTAAACTTGAGGTACAACAAATACGATTAGAAAGGGCGGTATCTGCTGAGTTAGATAATACCGCAACTATAATCACACATACAGGGTTATTTGATAATGTTGACAAACTTTATCATACATCAACAGGAACAACACAAAATACCGCAGGAGGAGCTCCTCCGGCACCTGGATCGTCACCTGATATGGGAGGAGGGGAAATGCCTCCACCACCACCTGATATGGGAGGAGGGGAAATGCCTATGGGTGAATCAAAAAGAGACAACTTAAATATACTATTAGAAAATGATGATATATTAGGTGAAACGTTTATTGATCTATCAAAAGGAAGAAATTCTTTAGGGTCTATGGAAGAACAATTAAACAAATTACTAAATGATTGATATTTATAATAAAAAAAAATTATGAAATTTGGGATATTAAAATCGAAAATTGAAGATTGTTTAGTCGAATCTTATAAAAAAACTACTCTAAAGAGGGATATGTTTGTTTTTGAGGAACTTGTATTAAAAAACAAGTCATTAAATACTCTTTATTTTCTATACGATGAACTTAATAAAAACAAAGGGTTAAACGAATCTATCGTAAATGAATATATTAATGAAAGTATTGTATTATTTGAAAACACAATTTCTAAAGTTAACTCAAATGATATAAGAGATATAAATCAATGGGTCGGTCATGTTGTGTCTGAAAATAGATACCAAGATATTGACAACTTATTTTCTAATAATGCTACCACAATAGAGGAAAAATTAAAAAGTAAGAAAACCATTTCAGAAAATCTTAAAAAAAGTCCATCTAAAGTAAAAGAAGTTATCGGGGTTCCGTTAAAGTCTATGGTTGAGGTGGCAAACAAAACAATTAATACGTATCTAAATACTTTAACTGAAGGTGAGAAAAAACAACTTACTAATTTATTAAGTACACCTGACGATAAGTTAAATAAAAAATATGAATTCCTTAAAGAGGATGTAATTGAAAAGTTAGAAACTTTATTAACAGAAAGTGACGATTCCGAAACTAACCAGAAAATCAATGAGACAATAGAAAAATTACAAAAAGAAAATTACGACAAATTAAACTACTTCAAATTAAAACAATTAAACGAGAACATTTAATTGTTAGAAATTTGTTTTTGTCTGTAAATGGCTTTATTTAAAATCTGTCTATTAAGGACAGATTTTTTTGTATACTCTTTTCTGTTATTAAGATGGGTATTTTGTCTTGTTTTAATAATTTTACTTTTTAATTCTTTTAGGGCTTTTTCTATCCCCCCATTGTTGTTAACTTTTACAATCAGCATATTTTTTTGTTAGTGTTTTATGTATTTGATATATACCGTAAATTTAGTTATTATTATCTAAAATAAACAATATCAGTATGAAGAAAATTTATGAAAAAAGGCAAAACCGAAAAAATCAATGGCTTTAGGACATCTAAAATAGTCTATGGGACTGTAGATTCAAAAGAATTTAAATCCCTTTACCTAAACATCCAAACTTGGGTTGAACCAAAAAAAGACTCTGAAAATTGGACAAGAGTCGTCCTTAACATGAGTCGATCAATTAAACACACAGTCTTTCACAAATTAGACAAAACAATGTTTGACGATAAATTTATTGTAGACTTAGATCTTAGAACAAGCGGTCTACACCTTAAAAAGAAATCGTTTATGAATTTAGAAATTAATTTATTTTTAAATGAACCAATAGATTTCAAATCCTTAAAATTAAAGAAAACTCTCAAAACATTAGTAAAAGAAATTTATTCAGATGTTTTGATAAACAACCCCAATTTCAAATTTTATTTAACAAAAACAGGGAATGTTAAACCAATTAAAGTAAAAACGGAAACGACCTAGTATTTATAACTAAAACTTATTATGAGTGAATATAAAATTTTAGGACCTAGAGATACAGGTAAAGGAATCCTTATCGAGTACGATGCTGGATATATTAACCCTAAGGAAGGTCGTAATTACGAGATATTAAAAGAATCGTCAAATCAATTAGACCATTCAAAACCATTTGAATTTTATGCGGTTTTACAAAAATACAATACCCCTAACAGAAATGGTAGAGTATACCCTGAAAAGATATTAAAGAGAGAATCGGAAAATTATAGAAAGATGATTGAGAAAGGAACCTCGTTGTCTGAATTAAACCACCCTGAGTCTTCTTTAATAGATTTAGATCGTGTATCGCACCTAATAACAGATATATGGTGGGAGGGACCTGTATTGTTAGGTAAACTTAAATTGTTAACAAGTCCTGGTTTCCATGAAAGAGGAATTGTATCAACTAAAGGGGATTTAGCGGCAAACTATTTACGACAAGGTGTTACTTTAGGTATATCTTCTCGTGGTGTAGGATCCCTTAAAAAGGTTGGGGAACAAAATGAAGTACAAGATGATTTTGAACTTATTTGTTTTGACCTTGTGTCTTCTCCATCAACACCTGGGGCATATCTTTTCCAAGATAAGAACGATAGAATGAAGTATGAAGAGAACTTGGATGAAGATAAAAAAATAACCGTTGATCGTCATGTTGGGGAATCTGGAAACAAATCACTTGACTTAATGAAAAGATTATCCGATTATTTAGATAAATAAAAAAAACTATGGAACAAGGAGAAAAGTATTTTGTGGCTAAAATCACATCAGACCTGTTAGACACAGAATCAGGTAAAGTAAAAAAAACGAGAGAAGAAAAATTGGTTATGGGATATACCCCAACTGATGTTGAAGCCAAAGTAACTAAAGTGTATGAACACTATACTATGGATTGGAGAATTACATCAATCACTGAAAGTAAAATCGATGAGGTGATCAATTAATCATTATTTTAATTAAAATTTAAGATGGAAATAACTAATGTTATTTCCATTTTTTTTTGCCCAATAGTCATAAAAAATGAATTTTTTTAATTTACCTACTATTTATATTGTAAAACAAACTATAGATGAACAAAAAATCAGTTGTTGAAGATACATTATTCCAAATAAGACATTTGGAAGAAGTTCTTAAAGAAAATGCAAAAGGAATACTTTCTTCTACCATGAAGGATGAAATCAGCTCATTAGTAAAAGAATCTCTTAGAGAACAAGAAGAGGTTAACGTTGAAGACGAAGAAGAGGTTGTTGAACCTGAAGGTCAAGAAGATGATGTCGAGGATGTAGATTTAGGTGTTGATCCTATGGCTACCGATGATGACATAGAAGATGACGACATGGAAGACATGGACATGGGTATGGAAGACGATGAAGATGCAATTGACATGACTGGAGCAGATATGTCAGACGTTATTAAAGTTTTTAAATCTATGGATGACGAAGATGGTGTTATCGTAAAGAAAGATGCGAATAATAACATTACATTATCGGATAGCGAAACAGGAGCGGATTATTTTATCCAACTTTCCGAACAATATCAAGACGATGAATATCAAGACGAACTTGATGAGGATGATGATTTTGAAGATGATGATTTAGAATTAGACGAAACTTTGTACGAAATTGAAATGGATGATTTTGGTATGTCTGATGAAGATGAACCAAGACATAGAGGTCGTAGAAATGATTATGATGATAATGAATCTGACGAAGTTCTTTATGAAATCGAAATGGATAATGAGGATGAAATGGACGAAGATGATGATTCGGAATACGAAGAAGAAGATCCAAACAATGTAATGGAATCTAAATTTAAAGCAAAAGGAGTTGGAATGGGTTCACCTAAATTCAAGTACGGACAAGTTATGGATTATAAAACTACCAAACAAAAAGAAGGTAAGAAAATGATCAACACAGGAAGTGCTAAAAAATTCACATATAAAGATGGTGAAAATTTAGATGGCGAATTTAGACCAATCAAAAAGAGAAGAGAAACCACAGAAGCTTCACGTACATTAGGTGCGGGAACACGATTTGGAAGAAAAGGTTTACCAAAACCAAAAGCTGCTCCTCGACACATTAGTGAAACTGAAGTAGAATTACTTAAGTCTAAAAATGAAGAGTACAGAAAGGCTTTGAATCTTTTCAGAACTAAATTAAATGAAGTGGCGGTTTTCAACTCTAACTTGGCTTACGCAACTAGACTGTTTACAGAACAATCAACAACAAAACAAGAAAAAATAAATATACTTAGACGATTCGACAATGTTGAAACACTTAAAGAATCTAAAAGTCTTTATAGATCATTAAAAGATGAATTCTCATCTGAAACAACTAAGGATAATTCTATTAATGAGTCATTCGAAAAATCGGTTACTAAAACTCCTGTATCAGGATCAGCCGTTAATTTGATTGAATCTAAAACTTATGAAAATCCTCAGTTTTTGAGAATGAAAGATTTAATGGGAAAAATAAAATAAAAATAAACTAAAAAAAAAATAAAAAACAAAAAAAAT